ATGGCTGGTTTTTATCGAACCAATTTGGGAAGAGTCGCGCTTCAACAACGTAATATTGCTTTAAATGCCAAACAAAGACGTTTACTTCTATTAATTGATCATGAAGATTTTCAAACTCTCAATACCGAGTTTAAAAAACGCATTGCTCCACCAGAACTCATTCAACAACTTATTGACTTAAAGCTTATTGCCCCTATTAGTGAAAACGATTCAGAATTTACTGAACAAATAGCTCTCTCAGTATCACCTACCACGAGTTTAGAAGTAAAAGCGCAACAAAAAAGCACCATAGATGAAAATGAAAGTGCCGATTTGACTGGAGAAATTAAAGTTTCTCTAGAACCATCATGCCATTCTTCAAATATTGAAAATACTCAGCCACCAATTCCTGTTCAACAACTTACTTTTGAAGAAATACAACTATTAATGAAACAAAGCTTAAGCCAATACTGTGGGCTTATGGCCAAACCACTTATTCAAAAAATAGAACAAATTAAAAATCTTCAAGAACTAAAAATTTGCCAAATGCAATGGATTACCAGTTTGCAAGAGTCAAGGATTCCCCCTCATGAGCTGGCACATACGCTTCACTCTATTAATTATTCAATTCAGCTCATTCAGCAAAAGAACTAAAACATAACAAGCTGCTGTTTAATTAAGCATTAAATTCACTTGGTACGTATTTCGTGCTTTACCTGCAAGTGTTTTTTTCCTATGATGTGCCCCACACATGCGCTCGTAGCTCAGTTGGATAGAGTACAGGTTTCCGAAGCCTGGGGTCGTGGGTTCGATCCCCGCCGAGCGCACCAATCTATTTTATAGAATCAATAACTTATATATATTTTGGCGTATATTTGGCGTAATGCGCTATTTATCCACAGGTTTAGAGGTAATTTTGCTTCTTATCAAAGGTCCATCTTTTGCCATTGTAAGTGACAGTTCCATCCAAATTAATTGGCAACTCTTTTAATGAGTAGTCATAGATTTTAAGAACATTCCCGTTCTTATCTAAATCAGCGGGTAGATTGCAAGTATTCTCCATTCTGCCCGCTTCCGAAACCATGATCATGACTTGCGACATCACAAAGCCCTTACACAAATCGAGACATTCACATTACTATTAATTGTGTGAGCTGTGCAACCTGAGAAGATTAAGCACAGCAATGTGATGATCGATGCAACTTTGGTACGCTTGCACATATAAGTTACTTCTTTAAAAAGAGTGCTCGCTCTGCTTCTCGGCGACGAACTAGACCTTTCATAACTTTGCCGCCTGCTTTATTCCATACAAGGAATTGATCAGCAGCGCCTTGATAGTCACCTTTATTCAGTTTTTTTAATAAGGTTGAATTATTAAATGCCCCTGAACCAATGTTGTAAGTCAGCGATACCAAAGCATCAAATTGATTTTGAGTTAAAGGCACAGTGACCGATTCATTTACAGTCTTTTCAAATTTGGCTAAGTCGTGTTTAAAGTAGGCTTTAGCTTGCTCAGGTGTACAAGTATCCCCTTTTTTTACCTTCACGCCATTAGGATAAACTGTTGTGCCAGTACCAATGGTCCAGATGCCCACACCATCGTCATAGGCTGTGAATCGTGTGCCTTCAAAACTAGAAATTAGGTCAACGCCAACATCACTTGTAGTTTTTCCACCTGGTGCAAGTTTATCGACTACTTTATTTAAATCGTCTACTTGTGCCTGTGTAAGCTTGCCGCCTGCGATCACTCGGGCAGCGTCGAAGAATGGTTTAGTTGTCATTGGATTCGCCTTTCTTTTTCTCTAACTCAGAGCTACCAAAATAAAACCCACATGCTGTTGTCATAGCCCCAGCAATAAAACCCAATGCCGTATTGATCAGATTGCTGTTTTCTCGCGGCATATCCACAAAAAATAAAGCAATCACTAAAACAAACATCAGTCCCACTAATGCAAAAGCTAGATATGCGCGAGTATTTTCACTGTTCATCTTTTTGCTTCCTCCAACCGTGATACTTTCTCTTTAATTAAAGACTGGTCTTGGCTTAATTGAATAATTGAAGATCCAACCCACGCACACAATGAAAATACGATGCCTGCAAATATTCCCAGCAATACACGCAATACAGAAAGACCGCCATCTTGCGCTGCTGTGCGGTTTTCTAAATTAGCGACTTTGATATCTAATGTATCGATATCCTTTTTGTTCTGTTCGCTAGTCTCTTTGTGTGCTTCATTAATAAAAGTCAGTCGAGTAACATGATCTGACAACATGCGAATATCACTCTGAATGGAGTCGATTTTCTTTTCAAATCTCAACCCGTATGATTCATTTTCAGTCATGCCTTCCCCCTAATTCCGGCAATAAAAAAGCCCTAACTTATTTAAAGCTAGGGCTTGCGGTGGTTTGTTGTGTGATAAGTATCAAAATACGTGATTAAAAATACTATCAAGTAGACGGTGCAAAAAGTCCGTGATTTGTCACACCATCAATAATCTCATTCATCTTAGTAATAACATCAGCAAGTGAGGCATCATTTGGTAGTTTTGCAATAGCAGGTAATTGCCCCCCAACGACACGTTTTCCAGCAACAAATAGTCCTGCTCCACCAGTTTCAACTCCATTTGTAAAGCTAGCTTTTCGTGTTTGATCAACTGTTAAGTATTCAACACCATTGAGTCTATATTGAACCTGACCATATGCTTGTCCAGCATTAGGATGGGTTACAATTACATTATGTAGACTCTTATACTTACCATCAGACATTAACCCTTTGACTTCATTTGCGAGAAGCCCGTTACCAGATATAGATTCAATCACGTGAGTTATCGTGTCTGACTCGCCGTATCTGTAATCATATCGGGACATTGGCAGCTCGGTATTGAAACCTATCCATGCGCCATTTCCGGAAACTCCATCACCTTCTTTACAGAATATTGTCGGTTTATCAACATTATAACCAATGCCAATACCGCGTTTGCTGACTTGAAGCGGCTTAATTCCCTGCTCTGTAAATAACCCCCTTCCTATTACCATTGCACCATTAAATGCTTCAACAAACGCCCCTAGAGCTAATGCAAAGTTACCATGCGCTCTTACTTCATAACCGTGAGCATATGCCGCTGCACCTTCTGTCCCATCAGGTAAATAGTTAGGATCTTCAGGATCCGAAGGCCCTGCTATTGCCTTATAACCCATTGCAACTGAATAACGACTTAATGCATCACACCATTCACCTAAAGCAACTGAGAGTCGGCCTCTCCCCCAAGAATTACGGCCGCCAGCTAGTGCCCCATAACCCCATTTTTTTCCATCTTCAGGGTCATCTGGGTTACCTGTACAACAAGCTGCACCAAATGCTCTAGACGCAACGCCATATGTAATGCAGTCATGACCATCTGTAGATGAAAGATATGCTTTTGCACAACCATTACGACCTCTAGAGCTAGCTCCAATTCCAATGTTTTCGGGTGCCCAAGCATCTTTATTTGAAATTCCACGGAAAAAATCTCGTTCCAAATCATCTAAAGGCCTTGGGTCATTTAAACCATACATAAAACTTGCCATGAATGGATTAAGTTTAAATTTTACTGGCGACCCCAGAACTGGTGCATAAGTCTTATTCATCGCAACATATGATTGTAAGTCGACTTGTGTTACACCTTGATAAACAATCCACTTTCCTGCATTTACATCATTTTGGAAATTTGAACTTGATGTGTGATCAATAAGACAAATATAAGTAATATTATTAACAAAGACTAAGTCTTTTACCTGATACTGAGTTGAAGGTTCCCAATCACCACGCACAGCCAATGATAAATACCGTACTTTCAAATCTTCTAGAAGTTCGTCTATCTTAGTTTCACCAAGGAGACTAATCATTCTTACTGCTTTTGCTAAAGTTGGGTACTGTATTCCAAGTCTTGTTAAGACATCTTCAAGTTCGGTACCACTAATAAATTTTTCTAAGCTTTCAGCATCTGCTTTCGCATCCACAAGTTCTTGCCGAGTAATGATTTCACTAGCCATTACTTTTCTCCAAGCATAAAAAAGCCCCGATAAAGGGGCTTGGATTTCTGTTAATTAATTAAATAAAGTCATGGTCACGCTCATAGAATCGGGCATCGTAGTTTGAAGCCTTAAGCGTATTGGTCATTTGAGTTTGAGGGGTAAGTTCTTCAAGCATGAAAGCCTGTGCTTCTGTTTGATCAGCTCGAACTAATGTGTAGAGTGTTTTAACGTATCGATCGTCACTAACTACAAGAGGCTGTACTGGCGGTCGGCCAAGCACTACATGGTATTTATCAGCACCCGCTGTGCATGGCACTACATCAACAGTGGCATTTGATATCTGCAAGTGAATAAAGTAATCACTATCTACGTCAAATGTGCATGGCTGAGAGGTTTGGATAATCAAACCATCTACTGCTTCAACCTCACCGTCTTGCGTATCAACAATTGTGTTATCAGCAACCAAAATACGGTCATTACGAATCAGCAATTCAGACTCATCGAGCACCTCTACCTCACAAGACATGTACTTGTAGTGAAGCTTATTCCATTCACGCCACGCTCTAACCTTCGCTTGAGCTTCATTACGAATACCTGTAGTGGTGATCTTCAAGGGATTCTTAGGCGTAATGTCTTCCGGAATGATGTACTTAACTCGCGCATCATCGACATCAGAAGTATATTCAAGCTCAACCCCGTCATAGTCTTTCTGCACACCAAATGTATATGACCTTTTTTCAGTTAAAGGCACTTTATTTCGATGGTTGAAAAGCAGGACAGCGTTTTCTTGAGGCTGCTCAAACTTGATACGGGTTAGGCTTCCGAACCGATACGGCTCACAGAAAGCAGAACTAGCGACCATTCCCGCGATTTCTTCAAAGCTAAGATTGTCATCATCAATGGTGTAATTGAACTCAGACATAAGATCCGAGCCAAAATAAGCATTAACTTTATCAATCTCTGCATTGATTTGTGCAATGTCCACTTCTGCACTTGTTCGGCGGCCAATGTGCTCATCCAAAGCCAGATTAATGAGTGCTTGTCCTGCTGAACGTGTGACCTGTAGTGGCCCTGTACCATCAAGTGGAAGCTTGCGATTCACTAAACAGTTCAGCTTACGTTCTTTGATGCTTAGGGCGCCATCGGTAGCAACTGTTCGAGAACGCAATACAGTCACATTGTTGTAAATGTCTTTATCCGAGATAGAAAACCCAAACACATCTTTAATTTTGACATCTGCACGTGCATTTGAATCATCATTTGTCAAACGTGCAACACGGAATCGGAATGAGCCAGTAAACGGAAAATCAACGGTGACCGACTTACCAAACTGCGTGAGCTTCCTATCAAAAATATAGAACTCATTTGAATAAATCGCTCCGAACGGTACGTTATTATTGTCGATCTGCTGATATTCAATTTTGATGCGGCTTGGGTGAGCATCTTGCCGACCAGAACGTGACTGCCAATACAAACCTTGCGGATACACAAGATTGTAAAACAGGCCAGTGGCATCATTTTTGGCAATATTAAACCACCCCACCCACTTGTCAGTTGAACCATCTAAACGCACTAAAACGTCTTGGCCAGTGGTGTTTTGGTTTGGCAGCGTTGATAGCTTGTCCCATTCATTATTTACAGATGATGGTGGTGCAAGCGTGATCGTATCTGCTGTAATTGTCGCAATCGTATAAGAACCATCAAGATTAATACCTTGAGTGTTTTTATTTAAAAGTGCTCCAGATGTAAGCGTATAGTCATCATTCACATACTGCCAATTTGAGTTCACTGTGTTTGGGTTTGACAAAACAATCTCATAATGAAAACCACCTGAAATGGCAGTTTTAGTAATGCCTGAAATGACATACTGACCAGACAAGTCTCGCTTGGTCACAGTTGTTTCTGGCGGATCACCCGATGTTGTAGAGATATCAACAAGCGCCCCTGTTAGTAACAAACCTTTGAATGTGTTCTCATTGGCAATATTGGTTGTAGATTCAATGATGACTGAACCCGAACTTGTCACCATGATTTCGCCTGATAGCATCACATCAAGCACACCATATCTAGCATTATAAATGGCAACAATATCGTTAGTAGTAAACAATGTAGTGAAATCAATTGTTGAACCAGATGTCTTAATTAGATTTGGGTATTGAAAGTAAATCAGGCTTGACTCAATTTTTTGATCATTTGGGTATTGCAGAGTTTGGCCATTGATTGCGCTTGATTTGATTACAGATAATGGTGGCTCGGTGAAAGCCTCTCCAACTTGATATGTTGGAATTCCATTCACAATGGATACACCTGGATCATAAATTGAGACGCTGACCCCATCAATTCCTGAAACCTCAGTTGTGCCATCTCGACAATCTTTAATTTGATAGTAACCTCGACCAATCACCATCAAGCAATATTCAATCTCTTTGCCTGTTGCATCGTCAAAATAAGTGTATGGTTGCGCAATGAGATCAGGATAAGAGCGAACTCGACCAAAAATATCTGGAATACGTCCATTTAATCGAGCTTGGTTGGATCGTTGTGCTAGTTCATTATTTGAAGAACCTGCAACTGGTGCTTGCGGTTTTGGCATAGTCAACACAGTGTAGAGACTATATGCAGTAGTCGCAGCTACAATTGCATAAAATATCCACATTGCCAGAGAAATAGGCTCTGCTGGCTCTATCACTACAAAGAATTTACCTTCCAAAGTTTGAATGTGCTCAATCTGTGCATTAATTCTTTTTGGATGGTTAGGAGTTACATCACAACTTTCTGCAATCTGGTTGTGATAAATCTTTGCGTTTTCTGGCCATACATCAAACTGCTGATAGATATATGCTAAAACATCCTCCACATCAGCTTCTGACCATGTAGATCGGTCATAAACATCAGGAACGATGATGACTTTTTTCAAACTCATTTATAAAACCTCGTTTCCCGAAAGTTCATGGAAATAATCTCAAGTGGAACGTACTGCACACCACGGCCAGTTAAGTGCAAAACCTTGTCGCAATAAAAAAGCCCGACATGTGTCGAGCTTCTTGTGCCATTCGTAAAAAAAACAATACAGGGGGAAATGGGTTCCTTAAGTTTCTTGAAGCTACCCTTACCATTTAAAAACCGTTCTAGTCGTTTTTTAAGATCTCGACCTGTAACTTCCTTCCATGCATCACATAGAAATTCATTACAGGTATAGTCTTTTGTCCATACACGACTATGGAGGTGGTCAAGATTCATATCATGCCCCGCAACAGTGGGAATCGCTCAAGAGAGTAAATCTCACCTGTCTTAACGCTGTTAAGTTCAGGCGCTTGTGCATCAAAAGTACAGTTGCCAGAGCCATCTTTAGATAAAGTAGCAACCTCTAAGGTCTGCAATGAAACCATTGGAGCAGTTAATTCATCATCCCGATACAACCGCCATTTGACTGATGGCCTAACTTTCCAGTTGGCACCTAACCGAGCAGATACGACCGATTTAATTAGTTCATCGTCTACATCAGCAATGGTTAGGCTAAGCTTTTGATCAAGGTCGTTTGTGACTGTAGAGCGTTGAATGGACATAGGTTGATATTCATATGGAACATCCGGCCCCGTGGCCTCATGTTTTACTGTCACACCTTCTGTATCGTTTTTGATAAACCGGAAAGGCTCAGTAAAGTCTGGATGCGAAATCTCAACGCATTCCAGCGGCACCACACCACTGCTTGAGTTTAAAAAGAAGGATGTATAGTCAGGCATCTAAATACCCTCCATCGCTCTTGGCAGATCGTCGTTTACCAGTTTTTCGAGTGGATTTACTAATGACGCCAAGTCCTCCCCATCATTACCAGTTTCAACAATAATCTTGTTTAGCTCCGAATCTACAATAGGCTTAACTCGTAATTGAGCTGTCACAGTGTAAACTGGACCTTGCATGCTTGTAAGTTGGAAGCTATCTGGAACAAATAAACATTCATAAGGCTTAAATTCTGGACCATTTACCCGAAGCGAGGCACTAAACTTCTGATTAGGGGCTTCACACCAAACGTTATAAAACGCATCAAGATACTGAAACCCATCCTCAAGAACTTTCCATTGAACATTGACAGTGTGATACCCATTTTTTAGTCCTCTTCGTGAACGTGGTGCGCCACCATCTAACTCTTGAGTGATTACCCCACTTTGGAATGCGACAGAATAGCCTTCTTGTGTTGAGCAATATTTTAATGTGTTCATAATTGCCTCATAAAAAAACCGACCTCTAAGTGGGTCGGTTTAAATATTTAGTTTCATTACATTTTCCAAAGATATGTACAGATAATCAAAGTGATAAGGATCGCAACAAAGCGCCATGCTTTCATCTCATTCATTTCCTTTAGACACCAATAAATTAATTTGATAAAATCTTCCATATAGATTGTATATCTCCTTAATCTTGCTCTGGTTAAGTTGTAAAAAAACCCCGATGCGTCAACATCGGGGTTTTTGCTTTTTCAGGATTTTAAATCCTTCAATTTTTTAGTTCATCCTGCGGTTTTTCCGCATTCAGAAATAGAAAAAGCCGCCCTTAGGCAGCTCTTCGTTTGTTCTCTCTTATACTGTTAACTTCAAACGGTTTTACTTACATACCGCTTACGGTTCTTCTCTTATGCCTGTACTTTTAATTAAGGGTTTTGCTCATCAGCAGGCTTGCCCTGACAAAATTCAACAAGGCTTAAAGTTGAAATATCAGAAACACGGATCTGAATACTTAATGGTCTGCCCTCAGCTGGGAACAATTTTGAGTTTTGAATATATTTTGCATCTTTAAGATACAAAAAATGTTCTTTAAGTGAGTCTGGAAATTTAATTTCCTCACCATCATCTAACTTTTTAATTATCTCTTCTCTTGGCTCTTTGATATGGGAATAAAAGAATTCCTTCCAAAGTGAATTTTCTTCGAGTTCGAAAAATTCTTCTTCACTGATTGCAGTACCAGTAATTACGCTGCCACCAACCCCGACTGTCACATAGAAATCTGGATAATAATCTTCTCTATGTGCATTTTCAGAAATTGCTTTTATCAATAAATTAGTATCATTTCTACTCATTCTTCTTTTCCATAAAGTTTAATTAAGAAGATTAGAATCTATCAAAGAATAAATTTAATAGCCACCGAAGTGGCTACCAATTATTGCCGTCTAGGTGTTGCATTGTAGTTTTGCTTGAATGCCTTGCTGATTCTACTATTAGGGTTTTGAATTCCCTGTAAGAAAACCTGTTCTGCAACTTCTCCAGCAATCTGCCTAATGCGAACATCTAAAGAACCATCGTCATTTCTAGTCACGTCAGCAGTTTGACCTTCCATGACATAGACATTCACGATTGGTTCTAGGATAGTTGCACCAGAACTACCAAAGGATTGACCAGAGTTAATGGCATTCAATGTATCAACGCCTACTCTCTTAGTCGCTGCGGCATTAAGTACATATTCCTGACCATGAACCACACCAGCCACATCACCTCGACCCATGTTTCCTGTGTAGCCGCCTGATGAAAAGCCAGCGATTGTTTGTGCTGCGATCATTGCTGCTTGAGCATATCCAAAGCCCAAGATTGCAGACGCTGCTGGTATTTTTCCAACGAATGGAAGTGTAATATCTGCTGTAGTTTCTGCTGCTGCTAAATGAGCAGAAACAATTGTTGAGGCAATGGCAAATGCTTGCTGCATAGCAAACATAGCTTTGTATCTCTTAGACTGTTCTCCACTTGCATCCTTTACTGATTGAGTTAAATTAGACCACACAGATTGTCCTTGATTTAAAAGACTGGACCAGATTTGCAACTGAGATTCATATTGACCCTTCTGCAAATCTTGATATTTCTGTGCATATTCCTCTTGTATCTTATGCTTGGTCTCCTCATGGAGCCTAACAGCATCCTCAATACGCTTGTTGTACTCAAGAGTTAGAATTTCACCTTTGGCTAGTTTTGCTTTTAAGTTATCTTGTTCATTCAATAATGCATTGTCATTATCAGACATTGCATTACTTTCTCCGAATTGCGTTGATAAACCTTCACGTTCACCTTTGGGTGCTGCTAAGAGCGCTCTAGCCTGTTGAATATCTCTTAGTGAATTACTATAAGTCTGCTCATAAGCACGTTTTCTTTGTTCAGCAGCAAGATTGATTAGGTTGGTTTCATAATCGTATTGTTCCTTTAAGGCTCTTAAACGAGACTTCTTTTCCTCTGCGTTATATTCACGACTCTTCTGGATTCTTAGTCCTTCAATCTTAGTTTTTGCGTTAAGTTTCTCTTGCTCATTCATCCTGAAGGAGTAAAGATCATAAGCAAGTTGAGCTTCACTAATGAGTTTTGCATCATTCGCTTTCTGAATCGCTACAGAGACATATTGAGTCATGCCGTATTTTTGCAAGCGCTCAATTTCCTTCTGTAAATCCATCTCAATTTGTTTGGATTTATCGGAATATTCATACTGAATTTTGAGACGTTCTTCATTGATCTTCTCTAATTCTTGAGCATGCTTTTTCGACTCTTGAGCAGCTTTCTTTGCAGCATTCTCTGCATCTTTAGCTTCTTTTGCATTTGTTTTAAGACCCTTGTTGGTTTTATCTATTGCACCACTGGTGTCGTAGTACAACTGACCCAACTTATCAAGTTTAGGAACTGATGCATCAAGCACATCATTCATGGACTTCATTGAGCCCTTAATGGTTGCAACTGAATCATTTACAGTATCACTGGCGATAGACCAGCCATTTTTAAACCCATTTACTAGAGCTTGCCCTTTAGCAACAACTCCATCAGCATTCCAAACATTAACAGCTGTCGAACCAATATTTTTAGCCTGCTCTACAAAGCCTTGAATGAGTCGTATAACGACCTGAATTACACTTGCTAAGCCAATAATGCCAACTGCCACACCCTTGGCAATTACACCTACAGATTGAATGACGGAACCAAATTGGCCACCATCTTCAGCCCCTTGTAAGAAACTACTTAAAAGTGAGTTCAAGACAGGCATCATCTGAGATGCTAATTGGGTTTTAAATCCCTCAAAACGAGTTTGAACTGACTTAGTTTGAGCAGCAAGCAGTCGAGACTGTTCAATAGCTTCTTTGCTTTTGATAATCCCCGCTTCTGTTAATGCCTCTCCATAACGATCTAATAAAGCCCCTCCATTTTCGAACAATGGGAGTAAATTACCTAAATCATTACCTAGACTTTCAAAGACAAATCTCTGTTCTTGTGCAGATGCTCCGACACTATCAAGCTTATCTTTCATTAGCTGAAGTGCTTCAACACCATCTTTACCCTGCAAAGTCTTAGCAAACTTTTGAATCTCTGCATCAGTCATTTTGGTATTGTTTTTTAAGGCATCAAAGAAATCTGCTGCTTCACCTCCGCCACCACTAGCAGTGAATTCACCAAGCTTTTCTTGTGCATCAGCTAATGACTGTGCCAAACCATCTTGTGACATACCAAGCTGTTCAGCAGCATGTGAAAGAATTTGAAAGTTCTGTGTGCTAGTGTTTGCTCTATTTGCTAAAACAATCATCTCAGCATCCGCTTTAGCGGCTTGAATTGCCATTGCAGAAAGTCCAGCAAGTGCTACTGCTGCACCACCCACCGCCATTCCTGTAAGTGCTGCACCTGCCATCAAAGCGCCACCACGCAAAGCTGCAACTTTTTCAGTGACATCACCAATAACAGACCCAATGCGTGTATTGCCAAGAGATGAATTAATTTGTTCCTTAAATTTGGAGAATAAATCAGTAGTTTTACCTGTCTCTTGACCTACATTTTTAATTGATTTTGCAGTCTTATCGCCTTGTTTCTCAGCATTACCTAGAGACTTATCTAAAGCATCGACTTCTTTTTTGCCATCTTTGGCATCTACCACAATAACCAAGCGGCTTACAGATTCAGGCATTTCACTCTCCAAATTCTAGGCAATAAAAAACCCGACACTTGGTCGGGTTATTGAATACTGCTTTTTAATCTAATTTAGCCTTGCAGGCAGGTGACATATTGGTTTTCTGATCATCTTTAATTAGTTTGTAGCTGCCACCAACTCCATATGCTAGTTCAAGATTTGTATTAGTTTCACTTTTAATGGCCCAGAAAGATCCGTCCTGCGTATAAACTTTATTGCCTACTTTCTTGATTGATTGTACTCTTGCTTCGCCTTGATAATCTTGGCAAATAACACCTGAACCATCTTGATTTAACTTTAAAGTTGCAACAGAAACATTCGAATGTGCACCTGTCCAATAGCCGTGATTGGTTGTTACTGTAGGTGTTAACTCAAAAAAGTTTGCAGTCGTAGCACAGCCACTAAAGAAAACTACTGAACCTAATACAATTATCTTTTTCATATTCCCAAACCATTATCTTTGAGTAAAATTTAACATGTAGCGTGTTTATTCTCTAGTTTACTATTTTAGTATGAAAGCAACCAAACAAGCAGAATTAAACCTATCACCACGCAAGTCGCTGCAATAAAGAACCCTGAAACCGAACTCCTACATCCTTCAGTTTTTGAACTACTGCTAACAGGTGTTGCACTTATTTGGCTATTGGTCTTTTCATATTGAATAACTTGCTTCTTCTCGGGCTTTTTTAATGGAGGAGGAATCCCAATATGTTCTTCCTTTTTTTTCTTGCGTTCAGCCAAAAACTTATTATTTATAGCGTTCTTATTAATTTCTGGGATTTTTGCAATAGGCTTTTCCTCAATTTGAGGAGAAGTAATAACTCGTTGTTTTACGTCTCCAGAATTTAAAAGGCTGCTTGTGAAATGTTGCACTGACTGATAATCATAACTGGGAAAAAGGTCAAGCCCTTGTTTAAAGTTCTCGAATCCACCATCTCTCTTTGCTCTTTTATAGTAGATTCTTAGCCTATCATCGTTACTGTCATTTTGGGGGTTCTCTAGCTTACCTACCTTATAAACATAAGCAATGTGATACAAAGCTTGTAAATGCTTACCTTCTCTTCTCAGTAAATTGCCCATTGTGATGTGCACAACCGCATCAAGCCCCAAAGTTTGCTTTTCAGTAAAATTACATTGTTTTGCGTGCTGAAAATAATTTATTTTTTGCTCATTAAGATGACGCCAAGCATCATCAAATCTCTTTTCTTTAATGGCTTGTTCTGCTTTGTGCTTATGTTCAGCGGCAGGCCCAAGATAGTCCTTAAGCATAAAAATACCCTCATATTTGAGGGTAATTTAACAAGAGCTTAAATTACACGCAACAGAAACTCATAGAGACTGCTATTAGGTTGTCACTTCTTATTAGCTAAAGCATAAGCAACATCGGATAATATCTTGCGCTCTGTATCTTTAAGGTTTTTGAACTGATTTCCAATGAACTCTAGGTATACTTCGCTATTATTAGCCGCATATTCATCCACTGCAACTTCAAGCAAATACTTATCTATAATTTGAATTATTTTCAATAAATTGCTTTCTTGGTCAGGCATGAACTCGTCAAGAGATTCTTTGTTCCCCTTCAAAGCATAATATAGACCGAACTTAAGCAATTCATTAATACATGTATTTATAGATTCACCTTGTTGCTCGGAATATGCAACTAGGTCTTCATGTACTTTTGGCAGAAGCCTTGCAGGGAATCTGATCAATTCTGATTGCGACATAATTTTTTCCTCAATGCTTGACATCAAGAGTAATATCACTATAGATTATAGTCAAGTGATATCAATGATGATGTCACAATAAAACGCCCCGATGATCTTGGCGGATGACGGGGCGAGTTATCAACCACTTTAAGGTAATTGATATGTCTAGTTTAGCACTAAGCTTTAATGATGTGAACTTTTCGCCTGTTCAACACAACAACCAAATTTGGTTAACTGCAAGTGAACTTGCAAAGGCTCTTGGTTACGCCAAATCTGATGCAGTAACTCAAATCTATGAACGTAATAAAGATGAATTCAATAGCGAGATGACCTTGACACTCAAATTGAGTGTCAAGGGATTTGGTAATGGAAACTCACTTAAAGAAACTCGTATCTTTAATCCGCGGGGGTGCCATTTAATTACCTTCTTTGCACGTACTTCTGTAGCAAAGCAGTTTCGCAAATGGGTGCTTGATGTTCTTGATAAAGAAATTGGCGCACCAGTTGCTAAAACTCATAAATCAGAACGTGAACCCCTAACCAATGCTGTAAATCTTCTTGTAGCTAAAACTAAGCATTTGAATTACAGCGATGCTTATAAATTAGTTCATCAGCGTTTCAATGTTCAGCATATTGATGAAATCCCACATGATGTAATTCCTGTGGCAGTTGAGTATGTTCATCATCTGATCGCTATGTACAGCAGTGCTGAGAAGTACAAAGATACTGAACCAAACATTCATACTGTATTGCGAGATAAGGATGTTCAATTCTTGATGTGGTATGTCCCAATTCTTGGCAAGTTCATTAAGAATGAAATCTATCCAGCTCTAACAGCTATTCAAAGTAGCTATGCAGGCCGTTTGAGTGGCTTGACATCTGAAGCGGTTTGTCATGCTAATGCTTTAAATCGAAAAGCAATTGGCTATGGCCTTACTTTAGAGCATGTAGGAAATAAATCACCGCATGACATTGAATGGTATTTAGCTCATTAATTCATTATCGGGTATTGTTGTAATAACAATACCCCTTAAATGACTTGTTTCATGGTTTTTACCGTTTGTTATAAAGTGTACTAACTTTAACAAACTGGTTAACAAATGTCACATAAAGCAAAACCACCCGAAGGTGGTTTCTATCAAATAAAACTAACTAAGCTATTTCACAATTGGTTTGATGCCATGAATGGTTATTTCCATATGAAAAACTAATTTCACTTGGTACTAAAGTTCGTTCCTGATGATTTAATGACTCAATCATATTTCTTAGTTTGCCATCACCTTGAACATGCTCTTTATATAATGCACGAAGTAATAGCTCAGTAGGTTTACCAATTAAACCGCGATCAGCTTCCCAATGTCTAATACTAGTCTCACTGACTCCTAAAAGCCCAGCAAGATTTTTCTGTGACAAGTTTAGTTCTTTTCGTAAAAAACGAATTTCCTCACCATTCAAGTCAGGCTTTTGCGTAATTAAGAACAACCCAATGGCATTATGAAGCTCATGAACAGATTCAATAGATACGAGTTCACCATAGTCTTCATCATTTTCAATTGTAAATCCATTGCGCAGCCAAATATTGCTCAGACCGCATTCTTCATAGTGATACATAATTTAGCCTACTCTCTAAATGTAGTGACTACTACTGAGAATTCACCGTTCTCGCTCTGCTTGATTGCAACAGCTGTTGTTATGTATTCGCCTGCAGTGCGAACAGAAACATTTAACTGGCAATCACCACGAGTATTTGGGTACGGCCCCTCAGTAATATCTCCATGCTCAAAACAGCAAATAATTTGCTTCATAGAGATACAGCGTTCTTTCATTCTTTCTTTTGCATGTGCAGTTAACTTGATTTTGCTAGTATCTCTAGCAAATGCTCTAAGTTTTTGTTTAGCTTCAGTTAATGTTAAACACATACAAGCAAACACCAAGGTTCTCGGAAAGAGTAAAAGAATGCTGAACCGTCAAATATTGACGGTAAGGTGATTATTCATCATTTGATAATCACGCGCAATACCTTAAAGGTAATTTTCTGTCAATCCAGATCAAGTATTTTGTAACATCAAGTGCGCTATATCACGTCGCAAAGTCTAAGATATGTACCGAAAGTCAGCATTTAAGTCTTCGTCGCTCGTTGCGTCGCCTTCTTATGCGCCTCATCCAAGAACATATCGTCAAGCGTAAAGATACAGTCATTAAAGATGTAACGCTCAACTGGTAAATCATATTGCTCAACATAAGCATTAATTGCGGAAATATCTAGCGCCAGAGGAACACCTTGTTCATAGCGTCTAGATCGTGCAATGGTGTTATATGCAGACAGAATTGCATTAGCTACATAAGAATAGTCAGGCGCATCAGGAAGCCTTACACCGAGGGCTTCTCTTTGCTTTTTTTCGTGGTCCGTGAGCCCCGCGTACTTGTTCGCGTAGGTGTAGAGGGCTGTGACTTTCCCACGATGTCCTGAAGCTTTTTAAGGGATTCTGTTTGAATGCGGGTAGCTTCTTTAATCACAAAATCAATTAACTGATTCTTTTGTGCAGATTTACAGAAGATAGTTTCAACATTGGTACGGTTGTATTCAAGTGCCGACCCATCTGTTAATTCAATGCCCTTCCAATCATTCACAAGGAACACACCGACTGCATACGCGAACTTGTCGTTACGCTTTTCAATACGCTCATTTGTAATAAGGTTAATGTCAGCCTTTTCTTCTGCGGTTTCTAGATTAAAAATCTCAAGTGCCCGCTGAAACTCTGGCTGCATAATTCCATTAATTTTAAATTTTCCACCAGTTGGGAAGTCTACCCATTCAAATGGGTAAGTAATATCTTTGTTCTTTTCAACAATATCAAAAGCCACTTTTAATTCCCCTTATTAAGGTGTTACAGGCGCAATCACACGAGTAATAACTGGCGATACGCGAATATGGTTGTAGTTGATGTCGATTGTGATGGTGTCTTCACCACCGCCATCTGGATGATTTGCTTCTGCTACTTCTAATTGTGGGAACTGGAAGGCATAACCATTACCCGCATCATCTTCAATAGAGAATTCTAGCGGCATGGTGTCACGGGTTTTAATGAAGTCGATATATGCTGCCGATTGAGCCGAGAACATGTACTGAGTGTTGACTGTGATATCGACAATCTTTTCAAGATATAACGTTGCAGTGAGCTTTTTAGAGCCAATACAGCGAATTGCTTCCATGTTGTTGTTAATAGTCAATTCAAGCGACTGCATACAAGCAGTTCCGACAACTGTTTCACCATTAACTTTAAGATCACCGACGTTAAGCGCTGAAACAAGGACTAATTCAGGTACTGGTAAAGGCGAAGTAACAGGGTTTGTAGTAGTGCGCTCAAACAGAGTGCCCATCAAGCCAAATGTAGCCGTGATTTTGCCAGTAGTAGCAATAGACATCGTAGCTTCATTTATGCGTACACCACGGTAAATAAATACCTGGTTAATATCTTCAAAAACTTTGATGAAGGTAAATGTCTTTCGCACATTACCGCCAAAGTTAAGAACATCACTGGCCCAGTTATTCATTGCAACTGCTGACCAGAAGTCATCAAACAAGCCAATAGATAATTCAACTTCTAAAGAACCTGTGATTTCTGCTTCAGTAGCTATGCCACCTTGACGGAAGCGAGTATCTGCAACGCTGCTTGATGCTTCAGTAGTGACGTTTTCAGTTAAGCCATCAGTAACTCGGCGTACGGTTTTCCAAACTGGTGTAGTTGGTAATACTTCGGGGGTTTGCTCTTCAGCATAGTAAAGACGGATCTTTGCACCACTCGACATGGCTTTCTCCTTAATTTTCGGGCATTAAAAAGCCCTCGAATTGAGGGCGTTGTTTGGTTGTGTTCTCAGGCATTTAAGGGCTTACCTTGAATACCCCTGCAAAGTTTCAAAATGCTTTCTGCATGAAGGGTTATATGTTTGTGTTCTGGCCTAGTTCGCTCAATATCAATAGCTATTAGCATTGCTGCGCGCAGGTTTTCTGCCGGCTCTACACTTTCAAAAATGTAGGTGTCGTTATGAATAACAATATCGGCATAACCATCTTCTTCTGTGCTTGGTCTGCACTCCACCACAATGTAAGCAGGAACATTATTTGTCATTATCTTTATCCTCATCAAAATCTAAGGATGGTTGCGCTTCCTTAATTAGATCATCCAATTCAGATTGTGGCAAAGAAAACCACTCACCTACTTCTCTAAATTCCGCGTATTTGATGTGCAGTTGCTTCTCAATATCTTTAGGGAAGGTTGCAATAATCTTTAAACTTCTTCCACTTATATTTGTGATTGCAGAAAGTCTGGCTTGGACATTTTTTGATTTTCCGATTTTCACAATTCCAGCATCCACATCTTGCATAACGTACGTATTCATCATGCAAGCATCCTGCTTCTTGCCTTGCGCACTCAATGACTTTAAGAAATTAAAGAAGAATTCCCCCTCGTGCTTTTCAATATCCCCAATCATTGATGTCATTTCAAGCAATGAGCACTTCACATCTTTTAGTTGCTCTTTCATCTGCTCTATCACTTGATAAGCTTGCTCTGGTGTTTCAATCTTTACAATCGCATTCATTGATCTGCTCCGACTACTCATTAAAAAAGAAACACTGGCAAGAAGATGCAATGAATAGTCGAAACGACCATCTTCTTTTCGGGGATCAGCCTAGCCAGTGGTTGCCTGAGAGCAGGCATAAAAAAACCTGCCACTAAAGACAGGTTCGGTTAAAAGTTAAATTCGTTAATTGACGCGATAATTTATTGAAATGTTGTACTGAATGAAATCCCCATTACTGCCGAGGTTCTGCACTTGACCTTGTAAGACTTCTAACTGTCCGCTCGTAAAGTATTCAAAATGAGCTAACCAAGCATCAGCGAGCTTTGTGATTACTACTTCATGTGTGTTCAGACGAGCCATGCAGTTGATTGAGATAATCCCTGTTCGCCTTGTACAAGGCACGTCACCAATTCCTGCAATGATTGAACCGCCCCATAACACATTAATTTCACACCAAAGCCCATCAGTCGGAACTGTTAAGTCTTTATTAGGGTATTTAATTCTGGTCTGCTCAATTCCAGTAAATGCCACTGCTCTAGTGATAATGGCTTGTCGTGCTTGATCTAAAGTCATTGCCATTTTAACCACCGTATTTCTGAGCAATATAGTTAAAGGTTAAGCCGTAGACACCTTGAGGTGCTTGTCTTGAATAGCCACCTGTAGTTTTTGGTGTCTCTGGTTTGTCAGTGAAGTCGCCATATTCGATTTTGGTTGCATAAGGCGCATTCGTTTGGATGTATACAGTAGAGTAAGGAACAAGACGAGATAAAGCACTTGTTCCTTTGCTAATGGTTGAGCCACCGCCTTTATCTTTCTCTGCTTCATTAAATGATTGGTCGGTCTGGTTAATGCTAACCCTGTGTGATGCCCTAAAAGCCCCTGTATCAACTGGACTTTGTAGAACAACACCTTGTAAGGCATCAATGACAATATCTTTTTGCTTTTTAGTAAGGTCTGCTTCAATTGTTTTAGTGAAGGCACTCGGTTTGCTTGTCCAGCCCATGGTGTTATACCTTTCTTAACTGACAGATCCACACACTTGACGATGGATCTTTTCCGTAGCTCACAACACGATAATTCCCGCCTTCAATCACCCAAATGTCATTAACATCTGGATCAACTAAAGTTCCTGCCACATCTTTCACTTCATTTTGCAGTAGCACGGCTTTGGAGTCTGTGGCGCGGTAATCTATCGGCTTAACCAAATCTTTTAAATAAGAGCCAAATAGGACGCCTCTACCGCTATATACATATTCGGTGTAAGTATCTTCTCCTTTAGCAGGATTAGAACTAGTTAATATTTTGCGAGTACAGGTAAAGGAATCAACCGCGTCTGCCAGTTCATCTTCAGCATCAAATGCGGCTGCCAGTTCTTGCTGAATCTCATCACGCATTCCCATGGCTTACTCCGTAATGACATGTGTGTTGATGTGATACTTCTCGCTAAAGAATGGCTCAAGCAGATCAAGGATAAATTGCATATCGCCACTTACTGACTCTTCTTTGCCTGCAACATACGTCTTGCTTACAGAAGTGCCAGACTGTGCAGAGACTGTTTTGGATGCTACTACACCTTCTTTAGTTGTGTAGAGTTGCCCTGCTGCTGCCAGTTTTGCTAAGTAAGCGCCAGCCGTAAGAATCGCATCTGGCACTTCACCTTCTGGATAGTCTGGTAAATTTCTAGCATTAAGCCACGCATTAGCCTGCATCACAGCAATAACCGGATCACCAGTTCCCCACCAGTCAGGCTCTAGCTTTTGAGTCACACTTTCGACTGTTACATAGTTCATAGCTTAATCCTAAAAATCTAATTAAGAAGGACGGCCCGAAAGCCGCCCTGCTTTAGTTATGCACCACCATTCAGCGGTGCTTCTGGCACAGGAACTGCTACTTCTGGGTCCTTAATGCCATAGTCACCCGCTGTTTTGGCAGGGTCAAACATAGTGCCTGCTGCTAATGTGTCAGTCGCATCATCAGCATATCGGCGGTCAGTTGGGTATTGGTATTTGTAGTCTGGTTGCTTCTCAGCCATGACTGCTCTCCTTAAAGGTTAGTAATTAGGAAGCGGATTGAGGTGTCTTCTGGTTTGGTTACAAGTTCCCAGTTAGCTGCCTTCTGTAAATCAGCCCAAGAAGCGCTTAAAGACTCACGCTCTGTACCACCAGTTAAAGTGTTTTTAGGTGCAATGAAGCTAAAACCTTGCGGATGGATCAACATGTTGCGACGCGTCCAAAGGATTTCATGACCAGCACCATTACCAGTTGATTGTGTTTCTTCAACCTTCAAATCTTTTGGACCGGGAACAGAGTCATATGCAAATGCGCGTGGACCTGCAAGAATCGTGATGAACTTAGCGTTTGCGCCTGTGCCAATTTGCGTATTGGTATCTGTTTCAATGACTGCGCGCCCGTTGTAAACGGTGATTGGTGGCAAGTTATCACTTGTGGTCACTTGTTCAAGTAATTGCTGTTTACGCATCTTCGCAGCAATACGTGAATGCACGAACATCACACCACGTCCACGTAATGAAGCATTCATTGTGCTTTCCGCATCAATGTAGGCATCTACTGACCAACGTGAAGCATCTGTTGCTGTTGAAGCAGAGATGTCGGTAGTGAATCGCTTGCCGTTCGCCTGGTCATAATTACGCAAGCCAATTACTGTTGCTAGAGCACGGTTTTCGGCAGCTTGTTGCCAATACTTATTCAGCATTCCACCAATAAGCTCAAGTGAATTGACCTTCGATAAATACTGCCCAAGAACAGACTCAAGAAAGCCTTCGTTCATATAAGCAACGCGGCCTTGCATTTCACCTGCATCAATCGTGCGAGGCATTGCGATATCAGTCAAAATGGTGTTGCCATAGTTCTGTTCAACATTACCATCCACACCGTTAATGTATGGAACGACGAATGTTGATGAACCACTTGTAAGCAAAGGACGTAAAGATTCATCAGATACGAATGCACCTGACTGCACGAGTGGCGAAACTGCCACAGGATTTGGACGTAGATAAGATAAAACTACGTCACGGTTAAATACTTCTACTAAAGAAGGCATGGAGTTACTCCCAATAATTAATTATTAAAGTCACCATTCGCTACTGCTGCTTGGAACCCTTGAGGGTCATTCTTTTGGAATTCCAAGCGCTCTTGCGTGGTCATTTCACTTGGTTTCTTGGCAGCTCCACCACCCGAACCACCGCCAGAAGCCCCACTTCCTGACGCATTTGATGCAACAATTAATGGCTTAAATGCCACGTTGCCGCGGAACTCTTTTTTGAGGTCATCAATACTTAAAGCACTAGGTTTGCCCTGCGAATCTAGTACACGTACTTTGACCTCACCGTTTTCATCAGTTTCAACTTGAAGACGATTTGTAATATGTGGAAGCAAAACTGCCTCCGAGCCTTTGATTGAAAGCTCACTTGCTAATGCTTGAGCTGTTTGCCCGACAGTTAATTTGTAGACTTGGTCTTGCAATGCTTTGGTTGCTTCAGCATGTTTTGCTTCTGCTTGTTCAAGTTTAGCTTTCCAAGATGCTTCAATTGCAGCAACGTCACCTTTTTTACGGGCTGCTTCTTCGGCTTCGCGTTGAGCTTTTTCTTCGGCTTCGCGTTGTTTTTGTTGAGCAGATTTCTTTTCACCAAGAAGTTCTTCAACTTTCTTCTTCAGCCCATCCAGTTCTGAATTATCTGGCTGCGGCAGACCTTCAATTTTTAAATAAAATGCACCGTCTTTTTCTTCGTAAAGTGCTTTCATTTCATCAGATAAGCCCTCTAGGCTATCGAGTTTGTATTTCATGTTTTGCTCCCTGAGCGGTTTTGCAGTCACAAACTGCGGGCAATAAAAAAGCACCCGAAGGTGCTAAGGTTTGAATTAGGTTTAATACTGGGTACATGCTTTAGGCTGTTTAAAGCTATAGCCAGAAATCGCCATATATCTTGGAACTATCTTCCGAACAAAAGGCAATAAAATAAGGTTTGTACTAAGTATGTACTGTGCCTCAGTCATAGTTATCTGTTTCATAACCCCAACCTCTTAAACATTTCTTCATCAAGCTTTTTGAGTTCAGCAAGTGTGAATGGCTGACCCGTTAAAGGATCTACAAACTTATCCAATGAGTATTTCCCCTCTTTGAATAGCTTGTATCTAGCAGGCCCAAGCCAAGACTTTTGAAAGGCTGCATCTTGTTTATCAAACCAACCTTTGAAAGTTGTATTTGAATCAACCACGCCTATCTCACCTTCACCATTCACTTTATTGTTAAATGGACGCATCCCAATTGTTTTTCCTGAATCATCCGAAACCGGAATTAGGATCGATCTACAGTTGGGGTGAAGTGGTGGCACAGGATGAGGTTCATCTTTCTTATAAACCTTGTCAGAGTAACCCATACAGATTTTAGAAGTACGACTATCAAGCGTAGCAATGAACTTTACATATTCAACACCAATGGATTGATATGTTTCATTCAAAGCCACATTTGACACATGACTTCTAGCAGTACGAACCATAGTTGAAATCTGGTTTCTACTTTGATCAAGTAAGCCATCTTGGTAATTGAGAGCTTTCTTACCCTTAATTCGCTGAACAATCTGCTGGTTTGTCTGACCCCGAGATAGACCATCTCGAATTGTTTGCTCTACTCGTACTTTTGTATCGTCTGCAATCTTCTCGAATAGGTAATCAAGTAGCACACCACCGCTTAAAGGCGTTTTCTTTGCCTTGTTGAATAGCGTCTTTCCATTTGGTTCTATTTTGCGATTAGCGAGGGTTTTAGCCTGATATGTAGCTTCATACACCGCTAATGCAGTAGCGCTTACAGTGAAGCTCTCAAGCAATCCTGACGCTACACTTGCCTGCCAAGTCTGAACTAATGTCCTTACTTCTTTTAATGCTGGTGTTGTGTATTGTCCTGCCATCAATGCAGTCTTTTCAGCGTCACTCAAGTCATCTAATAAATCTCTTAACTTTGAAAGCATCTCACTAGAGAGCGAATCAAATTGTGTTAGGAGATTATTGATTTCAGTTGAAGAGAGCCGGTAGAGATAAGCCTGATGTGATACCAGGGCATCAAGTAGAGCTTGTTGTGACAACTGGACGTTCATTTGTCACTCCTGCGATTTAAACCACCATAGGTCTATTAATTGACTCGCTTTCGATACGTGTTTGCTCATCTTCATAGCTAATTTCTGGCACTTTCCCAGTTGTAAGCAACTCATGGAATGTTTCCATACTCATTCGATTAGCAAGTACCATTTCCCAATAGAATTTAAGCGTATCAAGGTCAATCTTGCCTTTGGCGAAGTCTTGCTTAATGGTGAGTTTCGCCTTAGATCCACTTCCGTAGTATGCCGCACACCATTTAAGCGCATATTCCATCGCCTCATTGGTATTTGCTACACACAAAGAAAGGACACTGTACTGGGCAAGCTTTTCATTATTTGATTGGGTAGCAGTCTTATTGACTTGTTCAGTCTCAAGGATCTTCGCCCCCATCGCCTGCATGTACTTTTCTTTAGCATCCATAGCCTGTTTTGCTAAGGTGCTTTCATTGACTTGCTTGTAGTCAAATGATGAGCCTTTCGGAAGCATTAAAGGATTCTTAGAACCTAAGCGAACTCCATTTTTCTGCAACCAGTCGCGCCAACCTTCATCAAGTTCATTAATAACTGGTTGAGCTTGCCCACAGATAAATACCATTTCTTCATAGCTTGCGCTGTTTTGATAATGGGCCAAGTTCATAGTGACAATTGGTTCTAATGGGATCGGGTCAATATTCCAATCATTAGCCAAAGACCCCAAAGGAATAAAAGGAATTTCATTCCATCTTTGGTTTAATGAATTTGTTGGATAGAGAATATCACCGCCCTGCAACTCCCCTGACTTATCAGTATAAACCTGAACGTAATATTCATTGTTTGCATCAAGACGAAGTACGCGATAAATATTAATTTCTTTCTTAGAGAATTCGTCTTCTGGATCTTTTACCGTGGACTTCTCATGCAAGACAATAAGTTCAGGCTTATAGACTGATCCAACTCGCTTTAGGCTCCAGTTGATAATACTAAGCGATTCATAAAATACGATTGTTGGTCGAATACCTAAGCTTTCTGCCTGTTGCACAGACACATTGCCATTAGTAGTTGGATAATCAACAAATAAACCACCACGTGCATGTTTAAGCTGACCTTGCAAGGCAGATTGTGCAACTTGGTAAATTGACTTACCTGTACCATCTGCATCGTATTTAAGAAAATCCATTCCATCTGGTTCGAATGTTGGATCCTCTGCAAATACCACGCCCACCATCTTGTTTAATGTGTCTTTAGCAATCTCGTAGAACACAGCACGGGTTAAGTAAGCCAAATAATATTGATCATTCTGCGTTAAGTCAGACGATACATTGGGTTTTGGTAAATAAAGTTCGCCACGTTTTTTTACTTTGGCAGAACCATCACAGACATCGTCGATAGTTTCCCAACGCTTTTTCATGTCTGCATAAGCTTGATGTTCAGTATTAACTGGCATTAGTAAACCATTCCTATATCTAGTGATCTTGCAGGACGAATAATTGGGAAGCGTTTAGCAAGAGGATATCCGCCAGCATCTCCCACATGGTCCAAGCCTGATTTCTTATCTGGCATTCCAAAATCGTCATAAACTTGCTGCTCAAAAGTTTCTGTGAGTCTTGGACATTTATTTGTATTGACTAAGAGTGTTCGCTCACCATTGCCATTTAAGATCAAAGCATTTACTGCATTAATTCGGTCTTTAATGTTCGGGTTTGTTGAATTGACTTCGACCCTTAAACCCTTCTGTCTCAAGATTGCATGATCAGATTCGCTACTCTTTTTCGATGAAGTAGCTTGGCCTGCCGCATCTGGGATAATTGTCATCTCATGATTAGGAAATCTTTCAATCAAAAGGTCAGCCATTGTTGGCGTATCACGAACGCCTACCAGCTCATCTAAAGCTCTTGGCTTGCCATCTCGAATGACATAAACCACAGCTGCCATTTTCAAGACGTTAAAGTCCATACCAATGAGCAAAGCCTCATTAGGTCTAATTTCTTCATCTGTATGGTTTAAGGTCCGGTCGAAGTCTGGATAAACTGCTCCGCTCGTTAAATTAACAAACTGCCCTTTTAAGTAAGCAGAAATCAATTGAGGTGGATAAGACTCAAACAATGATGCAATGTAGTCATCAGGGAGATTGGCTTCATTGTCGTAAGTTGAAGCTTGAATCATTCCGTAAAGTGCGCGCTTAGCATCGCTTAAGTTTGCTTCTTTGACAAATTGCTCATGAGTGAACTTAAAGCCCTCTGGCGTTGTTGCAACATCAATACCGTTCAACAAACCAGCTTGTTTATATCGCATACGAGCAATGATCTTCCGCCAAGCTTGTTGAGCCTTGACCTTTGTCATCACATCAAGCTCATCAATCAGCGCATGACCAATCTTAAAACCTACAATAGTGTTGGGCTTTTCCATTGAACGGCAGATAATTGTGCTTCGATACTGACGTCCATAATAAAGATCAACTTCTTTGTTAGATTCATAGATCTTTGTCTTTAATCCCCAATCAAATGCAACTTCATCAATAGTGGGAAAGAAGATGTCACGGATCTGCGGATAGGTTGGAGCAAAGTAACCCAACGGCACTTTAGGGAAAGACCAAGACTTATCACAAAGACTTGAACAACCAACCCATGTTTTACCTGAACCAAACCCGGCAACGAACGCTCTAAATTTATTTGGTAATTGTAAGAAGTTAGCCTGAGGCACATTCAGTGTTGGATTGATGTTCGGCATCTTTTTTACTCGCATCTACAACATGAATAGTGACATTTACAGGTGTTGGATCATCACCAGCACCATCCTCGCCATCTCTCAACCGCTGAATTTCTAATTTCTTCAATTCAAGATCTAGTAGTTGTAAATCATGACCATGCATTTCATCTCTTATCTGTTTGATGATGCCTTGCTTCATGATTTTGTTTTTACCCCAGTCTTCATACATTTTTTGAAGCTCATTGAGGCGGACAGCTTTATTAGCTAAAGGAATGTCATAGATATTGGATTTAAACTCTTCTCTTGTTTTATAAAAAAGCTCTTTAAGCTTCTTTGCCATTTTCTCGCCTGTCACTTTCGTTGGATCATACCCAGCGCACTGCATGCGATCAATTTCAATGTTAAATCTATTCTTTACAGCGTCTGCTACTTGCTGGGGTGATTCAAAGCATGCAAGAGACTGAACTATAAAGATTTTCATAGGATCAGTTAGTTTTGCCATAACCCCCTCGTCGTATAGATATGTAAAGAATCTCCTAAGCTAGTTTCAACAAACATGTACCACATGCATGAGCAATGTTGGCTCTAGATATAGTTGGACCTTCATTCGCAAGATTAACCATTTTCTGAACTTCTTCAGATGCGCCATAACGCTGAACAACACCATGGAACTCTTCGACATCATGCCCACGTAAATACAATCTAGGTTCGCCGACAGATGTATATTCAAACTCGCCAGAATCTTTATTCTTCTTATGCCCGATGTGATAAAGCTCATGCTCAACCAAGGCACAAAAGTCTGTATCACTCATGACCTGACATACACGAGCATCCAGAGTAATTATGTATTTAGGAATATCACCAAACCAATTGATCAATTGCAGTTCCTGACGCTGTTTGCGCCACCCTCCTACATTAATCATCACTTTCTCAGTTTGACCATATACCCGTTTATCTTTTGCCTCACATTTAGCGTAAGCCCATAAGAAAGAAATCTCAGGGGGTTGAAAGCTTAGAAGGTGTTCATGGTCTTGGTTGTATAATTTCCCATATGTCTCTAGAAAGGTTTCTCTTATCCATGGCCATAAATCATTATTCGCAGGCTCAAAATGTAGCAGACCACCACTTTCAATAAATTCCTCGTCCTCAACATCCGTGTTTTGGCAATCCTGAATCGGTGGGTATGGTCTTTTCATAAATCTCACCCATTAAAAAACCGCCACTTGGGCGGTTCTACTAAAAATTACCTTGAATTGTATATTCTTTATCATCTCTCGGATCTCTAAATTTCTTTGAATAAACTGGGATCCGATTTTGATCAATTATGACTACATTTGGAATGAAGGATTTGCTTTTGAATTCCCCATCATCCAAGTTTGGTGTATCAAAAATATCAAACTCAACCACATAACCGTTTGTAGTGCCATCTTCTGCTTTAGCTTTTACCGAAAATTCACGCTTTTCTGACATTTATAGACCCTTATTTATTATAAAGGATCACTATAACACCATTTTAAATCATCAGGTGTTTCCAAATAACACCCGTTTTTATTGCAGAATGCGTGAATGTCGTTTAGGTATTCAGTGAATTGAGCTGTACTTGCGTCTGTAGTGCTCATTAGCTCGCATAGACCATTTGCTACATCTTGGTAGAGTGGATGCTTAGAATCCTTTAATTCTCTAACAGCCTTGAATGTTTTCTTGTATTGGCCAACGTCATCACGGTCATAGATTTTTGCTAAGAAGTTCTTCTTGAAGAACAGATGCTCATAGTCTTTATCTGTACCTTGACGTTTAGCCCATTGATTAAGCCACATCCAGTACAAGCGGTTTTGAGCCTTTGAACGATCTTTCTCTTGTGGTGCAATCAATACAACTAAAGGCTTCCCTTCATTCGCTGCCTTTGCATGATTATTATTGAGATAGCCAATTACATAGTTGATGTCAGAATGGTTTTTGATGACGAATCGTGGTTCCATTTTGACCTCGCAATAAAAAACCACCCGAGGGTGGCTTAATTCTTTCTAGTAAATTGGTTTACCATTTTCTCTATTAATTCTTGTGTGAGATTTTCAGGGTACGAAATCCTAACCTCATATCCAACAATAGTTATGATGCCATAAGGCCCATTTGTTCCAGCTATTGGGTCATATGAACCATCATCCATTAATACTTTGATGAAAGAAAAATTCTCACCGTCATATACAGCCTCATAATCAACATGCTTAACCATTGTAAATCCTTACACCAATTACGTTGGTTAAATCATATCAAAATAAATCTTGTGATTTTCCATCAATATTCAACATCCTTTCCGTCTTTTCCAACCACCGCTCAAACATGGCTTCTGATTCTTGTCTTGTGCCTAGTTCAAACTTATCGAATGCAGAATGGCATTTGTGGCAGAGGGCCACTGTAAACTCATCACTGGCTTTGATTCCTCTACCCTTACCATGCTTCGAGCTATTTGAATGAGCGGCTTGACTAGGACTCTGACCACATCTAACGCAGGGTAGCGCTCTTATTTCGTTTAGCCTCTTTTTCGAACGCATTTTCTAGGTTCTCTATTCTGGTTCTGAGAGTATTTACTTCACGCTGACATTCAGTCTTAAACGTATGGCTGCTGAATAAGTGGTTATAACTTTCTAACCGGCTAAGATTACGTTTATAGATTTCTAAATTCTTCTTCGCTTCGATTGTGTCCATATACAATCCTATTCTTAACTTAGATGAAGTGAACAGTCCCTAAGGCACGACAACCACTCTGTTTTCACTATTGCGTCCAATACCAGAGCCGCTCTACTACATTGGCGTATATTCACTTCTCTAAATTAAATGGCACGCCATGCAGGACTCGAACCCGCATCAATCACACTAGAATTATGATGTCTTATCCAATTAGACGAATGGCGTAAAAAAGAAAACCCCGTCAAACGACAGGGTTTTAAAAAACTATCCGTATTGGTGACATGCATAAGTTGCAATTGTTTTCCCATTTTGAAGAATGTAAGCATTCCCATTCATTGGATATTCACGCTCTTCACCATACTCATCAATAACAACAATTGTGCCCTTCCCATCTTTGTCGCGGACACAATCAATCAACCCATGTGACTCAACCAAAGTAAAGTCTTTTGAATTGTTGCTATCTGGCAAATCATCACTGCTCATTAGTTTTGCTACTAACATAGTTCTTACTCCTAATAATAAAAAAAGCCCCAGTAAAATACTGAGGCTGTGTACTTTGACATTTAAAGACTGTCAGTCTTCGACAACTAACTTGCCAATGGCTAAGCTAATAACACTTAATCTTTCCACACTTTCTGCATTCTTTCTAATTGAACATGTCGGATTCATATTCCCAAACATGTATGCAAAAGACCTGCTTAATTATTCGGAGCATGTGAACCTCCAAAAAAATAGCCCTACGTTTAAGCATCGACTAGAAATCCAGTCCAGCACATCGGAATCCAATGTTCTAAGCTTGTAGGGCATAAAAGCAAAAAGCCCATCAACTCAATGACAGGCTTTAATCTAGTTTCGCCTTCTTGCCTATGTTGCAAGGGCTACCAACTAATCTAGTGATGCCTTACTTACACTTCGCACCACTCTAACACGAATATATAACATTAGTGACGTCACGTCAATAATCATGAAGTTATTTTTGACTTATAAGCAATAAATGGGTATCTAGCATGCATAGCTGCCAATCCACACTTAATGTCAAACTTAACATCCATTAGCGTTGCATATGGCGTGACAAGTCTAGATAAGGGCATTGAATAGCAGTAGCGAAATATCACCATTTCAAGCCAACCATCTAACACTTCTGATTGCCCTTGCATATCTAGGATAAGGCGTTGAACTGCACGCGCTTCATTATCTGTAATTTCACATGTTATACGCCCACGCCCCTTAGGAATGATTAAATCATCTGAGCATAACCAATCTGCCATGATCTGCTCTTTGTCCTTCACCTCCTGCTTGCGCTTCTTGGCAGCCTGATCCATAGCGACAGCAATCGGGTTTATGCTCTTTCCACAAGTTCCAGAATTTGAGTACATCCAAGCCCCAAATTGATAAAGCCATTCTTCTAGACTGTATTTAGTCCAGTCCGTTGTTTGCATAATGTGATTTACTGCCGCATTCATCTCTTTCCCCTTACTTGCCGTATTTCTTGATGTGATTTCTGACTTTTTCTCTGTTGACTTCTCCGCTCGCTATCTGTTCATACATTTTTCTGGTCTGCCAAATGACATAAATAATGAGAATGGGAGAAAACAAAATTCTCAGGATGATTAGAAGCAGCTTTAAAGAAGCTTCTGCATAGTCCTTGAGGTCACACCAATGATCTTCAAACCATCCCTTTAGAAAGAATCCTTGCCATTGGAGTGTGAGCTTTAATGCATCTACATCTACCTTTGATTTCATACCGTCACCTTCTTCCTGCTCATTCCCCAAATCAACATGCCTGCGTCACGCTGCTCTTGATTCGTACGCCCTTGCCAACCTGTAATCTTGTTAAACTCATCTGCATTGAGCTTTGATTTAGTTGGCTTCACCAGTAAAACTGCTAAGCCTAAAGCCTGAGCTATTTCTGCCAATAAGATGCCTGTTGCATGGTTCATCCCAACGCGTCTAGCAATCTGCTCATTCACTTGTCTTGAGTGACCACCACCTACTCTGAAGTTTGCTTTCTTATTTTCCCAGCCTGCTTCGATCACAACCTTTTTGATGCTGTCCTGTTCATTTCTGAATAGCTCAACAGTTTCAGGAAAAGTCAGATTTTTGAGTTGAAGATCATTCCCTAGAATGGCAACTCCCGACTTTTCTAAGTCAGGATCGATGCCAATGATGATTTGAGCCTCTTTGAATGCTGTCATGGCAGCACCTCAAAGTATTTGCTGAAAGATTTATCGTTATGTGCGACATGAACAAGGGTTAATGGTGAATCTGTTTTATACAAATAATCTCCTATATCAATGCCATGATTCCCGATAACCCCAGACAATACAAAGCACTCACCTTGCATATACACCTTTGAATCAGTACCTTTTAGGAAATCTTCTAGTTCCTCTGTGATTCCTTCAAACTGTATTGATTCATACTCTTGCGGGATTGTTCTTAGCTTCACTGTCCTTCCCCCTTGAGCGCTTGCCTCACTTCTTTAATCAAAATACTTTCAAGTAAGTTTTTGCTTGCTATTGATTTAATTCGGGCTAAAACAAAATAGGACTTCTCTAGCGCATCAATCTGCTTTTGCAGCTCTGCTTTCTCATCTCTTAAACCAAGCAGTTTTTCAGCTTGTGTTTCAATCACTTCGTTTTGATAAACGAGCTTTTGACCTTGCTCTTTTATGTTGTCGTTAAGCATCTGATTTCTGCGTTGCAGCTCCTCCACTTTCGCTTGCTGTTCGTCCATCTCTGCCTGACGCTTTACCCAAGCCCAATAAGCACCGTTAATGGTCGCTAGGTTTGTCGGGAGAATATCCCCTTCATAGCTACTTGTTTTTTCACAAAAGGTAAGCTCGGACAGGAGATCTTGGCATTTGAGCTTTTTCTCAAACTCTTCTCTACACTTATCCATCTCAAACATCCTTTGATTCAAAGTAAAAGGTCACAGGCTTCTGGATGAACTCAACCAATCCAAAGCGCATTAAGTGGCGTATCTGAGAGCAGTCACGAGGCACTTGAATATCACGATAGTGCGCTAGAAGAGAGCGCCAAGACTCTAAAGACAATGAACGCTTGTTGTGATTACAAGCAGTGCATGCTGGCATTAAGTTTTCGTATGTATCGTTTTCAGGTTTTTCAGGCTTTCCTGTAGTTAAGTCACGGACTACTGCAACTAGATGATCTGCATGCCACTTGTCACCGAGCAACTCACCACAGTAAGCACAATGACCTCCAAACTTCTGCTTAAGCTCAGCACGTTGTTGTTTAGTTAGTTTCATCCCCGCCTCCGTATATTGTTTCGTGGTCGTGGATGGCTTGTTCAAATAAATCGAATTTAATGGCTTCTTTAGGTTTGCGCTGATTTCGCCCCAAAAGCTGTATTAATTTTTGATTTTCAGGATGTTGTATGAAATGAGTTGCTTTTTCATTTCTCAGTCTTTTTTGAAATGTGATTTTATTTGCGATAGCCAAACCACCGCAATTGTTAACCAAATCCACGCTATCAACAAGACGCTTGAGTTCTGGATACGTGAACCCATTGCTCGTACGTTGCCACATACCGTTAATTACAGTGATTTTCATATCATCTGGACAGCCAAGCTTATGCAATTGATCCAATAAATCTCTCGCCTTATCCAAATCAAACTCACGAATAAACTGTTCTGGTTTCATTGGTCACCCCATTTCACGTCTTTAAGACTTGGGCGAAATACAACTACAGCACAACCGAATGGTGCGTTATGCTTGCAGCCACCAAACTTTAGACGGCCTTTGATGTAGTGAATTTCTCTGTTCATCACATGCTCTTGCCACCAAGCAACATCAGTACGCGCAGGCAATAGCCCAACGACTGTATGACCCTGATTTGCTGTTTGCACTGCTTTATCGATCCACAAAGTAATCTCGCGACCGTATGGAGGATTCATCCAGCATGTCCCAGTCCACTCTTGCTTTAGACCATCAATTTCAGGTGTAAAATAACGTTCACATTTAGCGTTTTCAGGCAGAGCACAAACGTCTAAATCAAAGTTAAAAACTTGGTTCAATGCGTCAAAGAGATTTTGAGGTGTAGCCCATACATCTGTTCTGCCTTCTGCATTGCCAAACAGGCCCAGCTTAGCCATTGTGTTCATACCGCCTCCTTGTAACGTTTAGTAATGGCTTCCTGCTTAAGCTGGTCTAGCATTTTCAGCTTTCTTAATTTCTCGTAGAGGTTTGCTGCTGCTCTTGTTTCTTTATTGCGAGTACCGAGGTTGTACGCTCTACGCAGCTTCATCATTGAGTTGTAATCTGCAAATTCGATCATGCTTTCAGCTCCCCTTTAACATTCAGCAAGTCCTTTGCAAACTGAGTTGCTTTGTAAGTTGCGTATGAGTCCTTTTCCAAGTAGCCGCTTTTAATTAATTCCTGCACATAGCATTGGATAGTGTTGTTAGGTGCATCTAACACATAGTCATGCAAATCCTTCATCGTGAAAGGTTGTGTTGCATGTGTAGCGAATAACAAAATGTCAAAAATGTTTTGGAATGCTTTAACTCGTTTTATTGCTTTCACGCTGCACCTCCAACAATCAAAACTGATTGAGGTGGGTTAGCCTTAACAGCACGCTTCAAAGCTGCACGCTGATTACTTAGCGCTTTAGCTTCCTTGCAAAACTCACAACGGCACTTAAATTTGTTATATCCGTAGACTGTCCCATGAGTGAATTTAGCTTCGTACTGCTCACCGCCAATTTCCTCAATCCAATCTAGAGTTTTTTTATCACTTGCTAATCTCACGAGAACACTCCTACTGGACACATAAAGACAATCTCAATACCGCCATACGAAGGCTTGTTGAATGTCTTAAGTTCTTTATTAATCACTGACTCAATATGCTTTTTCGTTTCAGTCTTGAAGTTGAATGCGCGTTTGAGAATTACTCTTGAACCATCTATCGCCTCTACGTTGAATTGCATCTTCTGGCGATCGATCGAAGTTACTTGCACTTGTACGCTCACGCTGCACCTCTCTCTTCCACTGGAAATGACATGCCTACGAAACGACAAATATCTAAGCGATCCTGAACCTTTACAGATCCGCGCTTCCCATGACGGTTTTTAGCAATGATCAATTCAGTTACGCCTGTAGGTGCATTTGTCTCTTTTTCGAGTAATGGGTGGACCATGATAATTTGGTCTGCATCCTGTTCAATTTGACCTGAGTCTTTAAGGTCGCTTGCAACAGGTTTATGTCCTTCTGCTGCTCGGTTGAGTTGAGCTAATGCAATTACTGGACAATCGAACTCTTTAGCCATAGCTTTTAAATCACGGCTAATTGATGCAACTTCCTGAACACGGTCTTTTTTAGATGGGTCACGAATTAAGCCCAAGTAGTCCACAATGATGCAGCCTAAAGCCTTATATTTGCGTTTTGCTTTACGCGCATAGCTTTGGATTTCAGAAATTGTTGGCTTCTGCTTCTCTTCAATAAAAATTGGAAGGTTGCGGAACTGAGCTATCGTGCCAGTAAGCTTTTCAAACATCCCGTCATAAATTTCCCCATTGTGCAGATTGTTATATGGGATATGCCCTAATGCTGAGATCATGCGGTTGGTTAGGGTTGGTGTGTCCATCTCAGCAGAGATAAATAAAACAGGCATGTTGTAGCGCTTAGCAGTTTGCATTGCACACATCTGCGCGAGTGTTGACTTGCCACTACCCGGACGACCACCAATAACGCAAAAATGTCCTTTCTCGATAGTCCCAAGAAGATTATCTAAATGTGGAATATTGAACTGAACACCAATGAACCCCTTATCTTCTTTTTGAGCAATTTTCTTTTCGAATCTTTCAAGAGTTTTTTCTAGTGCTTGATTGAAATCGAAACTAGTCTGCTTAGCCTCTAAGGTGCTGCTTGAAGTGCTGAATAGGTTCTCAGCTTCAAGGTAAATGTCACTTACTGTTAAGTCTTTAGCGCGTCCAGCAATAGCTAAACCAATACCTTCAACTTCACGATGGTTTTTTAACTTAGTTAATTCTGCGACAAAGTATTCAAGGTGATGGACACTACCAATAGCGCTATTAAGTTGAATTAAATATTCTTCACCGCCGATATCGTTAAGCAGATTTCTTTCTTGTAGATGCTTGCCAACGAATACTGCGTCATACGGCATATCAGCATTTGATAACTCAACAATGGCGCGATAAATGATTTTGTGTCGTCCAGCGAAGAAATGTTCCTCAGTCAAATCGTTTGCAACTACTTCAAGTGAGTTGCTTGTTGTCATGAGTGCAACAAGAACACTCTGCTCAATAGAAATATTTTGGATATCAGAACTCATTACCAATCTCCATAATTAAGATCAGCATTTTTCATATCTGCTGGTGTTTGTTGTTGTGCAGAACCATTCAAAGTTTCAAATGCTGGCTTCCAGTTGTAACGACTAGCAAACCCAATCCACGATTCACTCAAAACAATACGAGCTGCATCATTAGTTGAAATCCCTGCATTGCAGCTTTCGTGGTAATGCTTGATCACAGCATCAAGAGTTAATGGTTTTTTAAGGGTCTTACGGTATTCATTGAATCGTTTAGCAACCTCAAGATCTAAACCGATAGCGACAAGAGCTTCACATGGTTTCTTCCCTTTCAAGATTTTTTCAAGCTCAGCCGTGCTTAACTTACTATCTGTAGTAATCTCTGTAGTATTCTCTGTATATGTGTCACCCTCCAGGTGGGGAGGGTCTTCCCTGTAGGGTGGGAGGTCATGACTTTCAAGTGAGGAGGGTCCTACCTTAGAAGTTAGGAGGGTGGTCACTTCAAAGAGAACATGGGTAACTAATTCAATGAACAAAACATTGCTAAGTTTTTGACCATTTACATCTACAGAGCGGAAGTGACGCTTGATCACGCCGAACTTTTCAAGACGATCTAATGCTTCTTTAACTTGCTTCCTTGAGAACCCAAATTGATCTGCTAGACTCTGATATGAGCGTTGCAATAAATCAGCTTTGAATTTTTTCTTTACCGAAACGATATGCCCAGAATCTTCATCACGGACAATAGTCGGACGATGCCAATAAACAATTTCTGAAAGCAAAATGACCGCATTTGTATCGGGCTTTCCATTTTCCAATTTGAAAGTATTAAACCAATTAGCAGGAATGACATTGCCTTCAATATTGAGGCTGGCAATTTTGTCTACAACCGGATGACCTGTGGTGTATAAGCTCATACAACACCACCTTGCTTAAATTCCTTATACAGCTCATCAATTTCTTCAATGAAGAAACTATCTAAATCAGAGTCATATAAGCGTTTTAAAGCTCCATATCGATTTACAAACTCAGGGTACTTAGATTCGTACCACTGAATAAATTTAAAAGTGGTTTTACTCATCTAGTTCCCCTTCTCTACTGTTTCTGCTAATATTGAATAGTTCATTTAATCCACCTTGTTTGAACACTAAGCCTGATCGACGAAATCAGGCTTTTTTATTTGTCTAAAATCCCGTTAATCCCTTCTGGTTCCTCATCGAAGCTGATTTCAGTAGAGATATCCCGTACTAAAGCGCCTAATCCCAAGCGCTGAAAAGCTTTTGCTTGTAAATTAAAGACATGCCACTCACCTACGATTTCTTTCTCAAGCAAGAAAGCCAAATAGCTGGCAAGGTCTTTTTCTTTTACAGAAGCGAGTGTTTTAGCTCGTTCATGGATTTCGGGAGATAAACGCACATGCGTAGATTTTTTTTCAAGGCTCATAAAACTTTCCTTATGCCGCTAAATGTTTTGGATTTGCTTTATCGAGTAGCCATTCTTGAGTCACTTTCCCGTTACTGTGCTCAGCAAGAATCTGTGCGTAGTTGGTTTCACCTGTGTAATCAGTACGTGGCAATACACCTTTCTCTGCCATCTTTCTTACAGCAACGTAGGATATCCCAAGTAATGACGCTGCATTGGTTCGCCCACCAACAGCATCAATGGCTTGTTGAATAGGATTCATATCTTAAACCTTATTTAAACCTAATTAATATTTTTATTAAACCATGAGTTAAAATTATTTTCAACCTATGGTTGCTTACAATTTTATATTTTTTATACGAAAATTTAACCAAAGGTTTCACGCGATGAAAGTTATGAGCACAATGGTTGAGCGCATTCAGGAAGCACTGAAAGCAAAGAAATTATCATGGTCTAAAGCTGCCACAATGATTGGCCTGACTCCTCAAGCGCCTTCTAAATGGAAAAAAGGACAGATTGGCAAAGAGACTTTGGATAAGTTGGCCGAACTTTTAGAAGTTGATGCCGGATGGCTTCTAAACGGGAAGAAAAAACAAAATTTAACCAACTTCAACATGCAAGAATTTATGGATAAGCACGGTCTATCCAAGAAAGATGAATCATCATTTGATGTGAATGATATTCAAAGCCCGTCAGTAGTTGAGTATGGTGGGGATGATGGATTTATCTGGATTGATGTGGTAGAGGCAAGTTTTTCTTGTGGCACAGGAGAGTCTATAGAGTTTCACTTTGATGTGATCAATGGAAAACAGCCATTCCCACCTAGTTTTTTTAAACAAAAAAATGTTCATCCTGATTGCATGCGCATCATCAAGGCTAAAGGCGACAGCATGGCGGACAAGATTGATGATGGGGATTTGGTTGGCATTGATATATCCCAAACCGACATTATCGATGGTCAAATTTATGCTGTTTACTTTGAGGGTGAAGGCATGATTAAGCAGATTTTCAAGGAAGAAGGCGGGAAACTGATTCTGCACAGCCTAAATCCTAAATACAGAGATCGTGAAGTCACGGAGCAAAATGGATTGAATTTTAAAGTTATGGGTCGCCAATTTTGGCGTGCAGGTTAAAAAAGGAGAATGGAATTGGATAACGCAAAACTACCAATCAATCAGATTATTGCTCGCATCAATGATGCTGCGAAACATGGTGAAGCTTTGGTGCTAACAGCCGAAGAAGTGAAGATTCTTTCCAAAGATATTGGCGACAAAGTCTTTATTCCTGTGCTTACTAATGAGCAGGTCGTGCAGTTGGTAAAAGAAGGAAAGCTAGGCCAGAAAATTAAATAATAAAAAAGACCGATGATAAGTCGGTCTTTCCATCCAAGTTTACTAGGCTTGGATTGAGTAATGTTGGCAGCATTACCCTTTGCGCTCACCAATATCACAAGATAATTGATAAATTGAGAATAACATATGTTTGGAGAAATTTTAAAAACAATTAAGTCTTGGTATAAGGGAGATCCTGGACTAATTGATAGCAACCCTGCGACTGGTATTGATACGGTTATAAGAGAACCATATCGTCATTGGGCGGCTAAATTATTATCCTACCCTGTTGGCTTCTTCATATTCCTGATTAATTCAATAAAACGACATCCGAATGCATTTATATCTCAAACCTTAGCAATTATCGCCATTCTTGTATCTTTTTATTTTCAGTTTTATGGAGGCAATGATGAGTATAAGCGCTGCGCCATAACACATTCCAACGACCATGAGGTTACAGTAAATTGCAGGAAGTGACGTTGCTATTATTACTAGACTCATAGCCATTATCAGATAATTGCTTTCATTACTCATATCTATAAACTCACTGTGAACCCGACATATTGCGCCTCGGGTGGAGAAGTAAAATGGCTGTATATTCTGTAACTTATGATCTTATTAAATCAAAAGATTACTCCAGAATTATTGAGGGAATAAAAAAAGTTTCTGGTGATAATTGGGCGAAACCAACTCGATCACAATGGATCATCACATCAACCAAAACATCTGAACAAGTTAGGGATTTTCTTAAAAACTATATTGATTCTGATGATGTTTTATTTGTGATCGAGGTTAAGCCAGAAAATTGGGCTTCATGGAATATTCCTAGAGAAACCCTTAATTGGTTGCATTCTTGAGTCCATGCCCGCCTACTACACCAACACCATTATCGAAGTTTTCTTGCGCTTTGAGGGTGGCTTCAAGAATAGCCTGATCTCCATCAACAAGAGCATCTTCTTGTAAGATGTACGAACAACCCATAATTTGAATTTTAGTACCTTTTGGTATAACAGCAATGTTCTTGCTCATAATAAACTCCATACAACCCACCCAGCGTGGGTTTTCTTTTGTCTATTAAAGCATATTTAAACCTAATCATAAATTATTTTCACCTATGGTTTAATTTATGCTTGCTTTTATTTTATACCTTTGGTTTAATAAATCTCACCAGATAACAAAAAAGTCCCAGACATCTGACCGACGGGACTTTTACTCAATGAGTGAGATAAGTATGAATCAAAGAATTGAAAAGTACAAGTTTAGCCAAGCTGCAATAGACAGCTTCAAAGGCTTTCTAGGTGGCTCAGTGCTATCTATGGTCATCGGCATTCTAATCGTAGTCCCATTCCTTCGTTCATGTGCCGACGAGCAACACGTCAATGAACTCAAAGCAAAACAGAACATGTATGTGCGCGTTCAGGTTGAGGGGGTGAAGTGATGTCAAATTCATTCAATTTATCAGAACGACAATTGCAAGTTCTTCAATGCGTAAAAGATGCAAAAGCTGAAGGTAAACGCCCTTACACAAGAGGTGTTGTAAATCGTATGAAGGCAAAGGGTTATGAGATTTCAGACCGTCAAGCTGCATATGACTTAGGTGTGATCATCAATACAGATGGAACAGGCGTCTACTCTGCTCGTTATGGCAGTGGCAAAACTCTATGGATTTATGAAGAGCCTTTAGCCAAGGAGCACTCTCATGGATAACTACATAGCACTAGCTAGTTTCATTGGGTTCTTCAACCTCATCTTGGCGGTTCACTGGGGGATTATCTAATGAATATGTTAGCCAATATCTCGTTTGATGCAGCTAAATCAAAGCTTTTGAAGGACTTAAGCAAACATCCTGAGCTTCTAGCTGGCGCAGTTGAATATGCCTTCCAACGTGGCGACATCGACTCGAAAGAATACCATTTGTGGCGAAGCAAGATTGCAGAAATGGAGCGCCGACACACTGCAAACCTTTTAGCAACTATTAAAGCGTGAGGTGTGTATGGGCTTTTTCTTCAATGCAGAATTTCTTGAGCAGTTTGGTTTCAGTGTTGGTGAAGAAGATGAAGCAACTCACTACAGCACTTTTGGTGGCAGTGATTGGAAGTTGAAAGCAAATAAAGACCAGTTGTTTTACTGGGATGCCCTCTCAAAGTCTTGGAAAAGATGGGCTTTGACATTGGAGCACTGCACTCCAATCGGTGAGAAAGAACCAAATTACAAATGCGGACCAGTTAATCAAGTCGTAGTTAAGAAAGATCAAACGACTCGTGAATTGTCTCCTATTTATTCAAATTCGAAATATAAAGGTGATTAAAGATGAATGCACAAGTTAATGAATTACAAGTAGTAGAACAAAACATGATTGTGGCAGCATTCGGCAAAGAAAATGGCATTCAAGAACTATTCAATCGTATGGCTGAGCAAGCACGATCAATAGTTCCTGATGTTTCAACTAAAAAAGGTCGTGATGCTATTGCTTCACAAGCTTATAAAGTAAGTAAGTCTAAAACTGCTGTAGATAACCATGGTAAAGATTTAGTTGCTGGCATTAAAGCGCAGGCTGCTGTGATCGATCGTGACCGAAAAGCATGGCGCGATCAATGTGATGCTTTACGTGATGAAATTCGTAAGCCACTAGATGAATGGGAAAAAGCTGAAGAAGATCGAATTCAGTCAATTAAAAATCGAATCTCTAATTTTGATGCTGGTCGCGTTGATACCTTCTCAACTAGCGAGCTTATTCAGACAATCATAAGTGAAGTTGAGGCAACGGCAATTGATGAAAGCTTTGCTGAATTTGCCAATGAAGCAGCAATCAAAAAAGATGCGGCCCTTAGCTCATATAAAAAATCACTTGAAATTGCATTAAAACGTGAAGCTGAACAAGCAGAGTTAGAGCGCCTACGCAAATCTGAACAAGAACGTTTACAACGTGAACACGAAGAACGTATTGCACATGAAGCAGCTGAAAGAGCCCGTCTAGAAGCTGAGCGTAAAGCTAAAGAAGAAGCCGAACGTGTAGAACGTGAAAAGCAAGAAGCTATTGCTAAAGCAGAGCGTGAAAAACGCGAAGCTGCTGAACGTGAAGCCCGTTTAGTTGCTGAAAAAGAAGCTGCTGAATTACGTGCACAACATGCAGCAGAAGCAGAACGTAAACGTATTGAAGCTGAGCAAGCCGCAAAGCTAGAGGCCGAACGCCAAGCAGAAGAAGCGCGCCAAGCCAACCAAGCTCACCGTAAAAAAATATGTAATGAAGCGCTAAAAGGCTTATTAGCTTTGGGTATTGATGAAGCAAAAGGAAAAGAGATTTTGCAAGCCATCAATAAAGGCTTAGTTCCACACGTTTCTATTAAGTTTTGAGGGCTAACACATGAACATGCAAACCAAAGAACAGTTCTCTTTCACTAAAGCAGAACGTAAAAAAGCAAAGCTTAAGTTAAACCTTAATGGCGCTAGTGGTTCAGGCAAAACCTACTCTGCCCTTGTGTTGGCTTCAAGTCTTGGCAAAAAGATTGCAGTTATTGATACAGAAAACGAATCTGCATCTTTATATGCAAATGAATTTAACTTTGACACATTGCCATTAAAGCCACCCTATAGCCCTGAACGCTTTGCAGGCGCGATCCATGCAGCACATAACATGGGCTATGAAGTTCTTATCATTGATAGTGCTAGTCATGAATGGATTGGAACTGGTGGATGTTTGGAAATCAACGATGAAGCAGCTAAACGTTTTAAAGGTAACACTTGGTCAGCTTGGTCGGAAACCACACCACGTCACCGCAAATTTATTGACGCGATTCTTCAAACAGATATGCACATTATCACTACAACTCGTGCAAAAACTGAGACTGTACAAGGTGAAAAAGGAAAAGTTATCAAACTTGGCATGAAAGCTGAGCAGCGTGAAGGCTATGAGTATGAGCTTACCGTTTCACTCGATATGTTGCATGAAAATAAATTTGCAATCCCCACAAAAGACCGGACCAAACTTTTTAATCCAACAGGCGAAGTAATCACAAAGGAAACTGGCGAAAAGCTCATTGCTTGGCTTAACGATGGTCGCAGCCAAGAAGAAGCACTCCAAGCTGCTTTCGATGAAGCTATCAAGCGTATTAATGCAACTACAGATGTTGCTGAGCTAGGAATCATCTATTCACAGTTCAAAGGTACTGATTGCGAAGCTGAAATCGTTAGCGCTTGTGGTAGCCGCAAGCAATCATTAATTGGCACACAAGGCAATGCGTGAGGACAGCAGCATGACAGATCAAGAATACAGAGGGAATATGAACTACCCTTTTCAAGATCACATCGTCTTGAATGTCGAAGAAAATGTAGTTCCTTTCCCAAGAACAAATCTGCGTAAGTGTCAGCATGCCCAAGTTGAAATTGACACAAAAGCTTTGGAACTTACATGCATGAAGTGCGGAGCTAAAGTAAATCCTGTGATGTGGATCAAAGACACTATGAAGTATTGGTCCCGACAGCAAGCAAGGATTACAGAGCAGAAAAAGCAGATTAGTGAAGACCTTGATGAGCTTAAGAAGAGAGCAAGAACCAAGTGTCAGCACTGCAACAAGATGACTGCTATTAACTTAAAGAATTTCAAATTTACATTAATTGGGTGATGACATGACAGATTTGAATAAGGAACGAGAAGTTAATTTACGCTTTGAACAAGATGATGGTTTTGTTTGGGTGTTCGATGGTGATAATCAATTTGGCACCGAAATCAGTCATTTAATGATGATGCATGCAGATGAATATAACGAAGATGAATTACGTGTTATTTGTCACCATGCAGCATGTGAAATTGACAGACTTAGAGCAGAGCTAGAAAAAGCCAAAGCTCAGACGGTGCTAGATACTCAACAAAAGCTTACAGATACATATTATTTGGAAGGCTCAGATTATGTAGTTGATTGCCCTTTCGAATATGACATTGAAATAGATAAGGGAGAAGTGCTTGAGTTGCAAAAATGGCAACGTACTGAGTCAACAAAAGTATATTTTGCAAATATCTATGAAGATGAAGATAACTTTGAAATTCTTCAATTCGCTTCAAAAGCCGAAGCTGAAAATGCAGTTGCAGAAAACTTGAAGATGTTAGAAGCAAGCGAATCGGGAGCTGAGGGATGAGTGAATTATATGGCAGTCAAGCTGTCAAAGATGTTCTTAATGAAAGAGAGCGTCAGATCCAGATCAAAGGCTGGACAAGTGAACATGATGATAAGTACGAGCAAAATGAATTGGTGCGCGCTGGTGCTGGATATGCGAATCACGTAGTTGAAAGAGGGTGGGTTTACAGCGACTATGGAGCAGAAGCCTATCAGGATGAAGAAGTGCCAGACTTTTGGCCTTGGGGTGATTGCTATTGGAAGCCAAAAAGCCCAAGACAAGATCTGGTTCGTGCAGCCGCTTTATTAATTGCAGAAATTGAACGACTAGATAGAGAAGTTAAAGCAGAAAGTAAGGAGGGGTGAAATGACAGCAATTGCGAATATAGGTAGTAACTTTGTAGTAGCGTTACCACCTTCTGATATTTGGCTAAATGACTCCCAAGCTGCTGAGTTCTTGGGTTACCGAGATGTACACTTTAAGGCAGCGGTTTGCTGCCTACCAACCTTCCCTAAACCGCGCTATGTTATTAAGTGCGGTCAAGGAAGACGATGGAACTTGGCAGAGCTATCAAACTGGTTGAATGAACAATCGGATGATGAGCCAAAGAAAGGAAGACCACGTAAACGGGGCTAATCAAGCCTCGTTGCAATTTCACTTGCAGTAGCATTGTAATAGACCATCAAGCTTCTTAAGTCTTTATGCCCAATCATACGGGCTAAGTCTAGTACTTCTAATTTTCTTGCAAGGCGTGTACAAGCCTCATGGCGTGTGTCATGAAAGTGCAAGTCAGTGATTTGACATCTATCTCTCAATTTACGCCAAAGCGTATCAAAGCTTTGGGAATTACAAGTAAAGACCTGCTTTTTATCAAGACCTTTTAATAAAGTAAGCAACTCAACTGCACGCTTAGATAGTGGTACATTTCGTTTAGTACCATTCTTTGTTTCATTTAAAACTAAATATCTATCTTTTAAATAAATACGATCCCAAGTCAAGCCAACAATCTCACCAGCACGCATTGCAGTTTCGATTGCAAAAAGAAAGGCAATAATAATTTGCTGAGTTGAATTCACAGGAACATTGTTATCCCAATTTGCTGCAAGACATAATCTATCAATTTCATCTTGGGTAATTCGTCTATCACGGTGCTTTGATGGTGGGGGTAAAGTGAGGTCAGCCATAGGCGACTCTTTAATCCATTTCCATTCTTTGCGAGCAACAGTAAATAAGGAAGCTAAAATATTTGCTTCACGTCTGACAGTAGCACCTTGCACTTCTTTTAATCGGGAGTCACGCCACTGGACTAAATCGTCAGTGGTAACTTTTGACAACTGTTTTTGACATAGCTTTTTATACTCACGCTTGAAGAAAGCCATTCGCTTGACTTCATTCTCATGAGTTTTCTTCTTTATACTTACTTCATTAAGATAGCGTTCAATAGCTTCTAAAAAAGAGTGATCTGGTAATTTGCCATGCGATTGTTCGCGTAACTGAGTCTCGCGTTTAGATGCCCAAGCCCTAGCCTGAGCTTTTGTATCAAAGGTTGCACTTTCGCGAATTCCGTTTACACTTATCTCGGCTCGCCATGTGTCGTTGCGTTGTCTAAATGAAGCCAT